GTTCTTGGCAACCTCTTCGCCGCATACGACCATACGCCACACGCCTCCTTTGATGGAGATTTGTTTGCCGCCAGAGCTACCAGCAATGTCTTTGGTAGTTGCGTCAGGGGCGTTACGCAGGTAGTCGGGGATGACGGAGCCAGATTTGAAGAGAGAGATGTTACTCATTTGATTTCCTTTGGTTGATTAACGTGCACGACGAACGGTGACCGAATACTTTGAATCCACATTCATGCCGGTTGGCAGTTTGTCAGGGTTGGCTTGCAAAAATTCTTTGAAGTTACCCTGGTGAATGCGGCGCTCAAGCAACTCGGGCGCACTGTGCTCTTTGATAAGCCGGTACACGCTATCCCAATCGGACGGCCAATACCGGGTTTTGACGGCGCGGCGAAACGAGCCGTACTGTGTGGACCCACCGTCTTGACCGGTGGTCTTGCATATTTCCAATAGTTCTGCCTCTATGAGTTCAAGTTGCGCTTCAAGGGCGGCAACTTCCTCTTCCATTTGTTTTTGTTTGATGTCTTTGGCATCGCGTATTTTTATATACACCTTTACCAGTTGGTTTGCGTCCATATGATTTCCTTTGATTTGCGTTGATGAAACAAATTATACAGTGTCAAATTACGCTGTCAAGCGATTTCTTGTTTGTATAACTCAACAAGGTCCAAGTGCATGTCAATCTTGCTCTGGAGCATGATGTACATCCTGCGCTCGACCGGACTCCCTTGCAGGTGAGTGACGGTTACCTTGTTGGTTTGGCCCGCCCGGTGTGCCCGGGAGTTGGCTTGCATATAAATTTCTGTTGATGCTACAGGACCCCACCAGACAACTTGGTCTGCGCGGGTTAGGGTAATCCCGTGGGCTGTCGCTTGGGGTATCAGGAGTAACACCCGGGGGTCATCTTCGGTCTGGAACCTTTTGATTATTTCCCCGCGCTTAGATGCTGGTATGTCGCCGTGTATGGACTCAGTTGTGATGGACCGCTTGACAAGTTCGTCCTCCAGCATGTTGAGCGAGTGCCGGAACGGTATGAAGACAATTACCTTGTTGGAGGTCTCGTCAATCACATCCAGCAGTGCATTGAGCCTGTTGCTCACATCGAACTCAACCACGTCTCTATTGTCCGTATAGGCCGCGCCTTGGGAGATTTGCAGTAACTTGTTGAGCAACGCCGCCGCATTGGGTGCGGTAATTTCTTCGCCTGCGGCAACCATCATCATTTGCTTGCGGATGGCATCATAGTACTTCTGCTGTTGCGCGGTGAGCGGTATCTCCCGGGTTGTGAACAGCATGTCGGGCAAGTCCAGGCACTCTTCTTTGGTGAAGCGTATCGCTGGCTGCAATACCTTGTGCACTGTGTCGCGGGCATCGTGCTTGGGGGCCCACTTGTACTGCGTGATCTTGTTCATCACCTTGTCGCGGAATGAGCTAAAGAACAGTGGCACTGAACTGGGGTTGACCAGCTTGGCCAGACCATACGCATCCACGGGGGACTGCGCCGCAGGGGTACCCGTCATCAGCCACAGCCGCGTGTTTGCTTTGACAAGGCTTGCAAGCATCTTCCAGCGATCGGTCTGCACGCTCTTGATGGCGTTGGCCTCGTCCACAATAATCAAGTCAAAGCCGCCGTTCCTAAGTTCTTCTGCAACAACCTTTACGCCATCAAAGTTGATGATTACAAACTCGTAGTCGCCGTTTACGATTGCCTGTCGTTGCTTCTTGGTGCCCTGGGCGATCGCCACTGTGCGGTGCATCACCGTGCGGAATAAGTCAGCCCGCCATGCTGTCTCCATGATTGACACTGGGCACACCACCAACACTCGATTGACCCGCCCATGGGTTATCAAATAGTCCGCTGCCCATGCCGCCGCACTGGTCTTGCCTGTGCCTGCCTCGTTGAACACAAAGCATCTCGGATGCAGAGTGAGGAAGTCGGCAGTCGTTCGTTGGTGCTCGAACGGCACATACACCCCAGGCCACTTGTACCGCCCGAGGATGGGGCTTGGTGCGTCCTTGATGCCTAGGTTGCGTAGCAACTGCACCTCGTCAAAGTCCCAGTTGACGAGTACCTGGGATTCCCCATCTTGCTCGGACATGACCTTGCTTTTGGGGATGAGTGCCGTTATTTGAGCGGCATTGCGCGTATTAAACAGGAGCGCCCTGTCTTGGATGATTTGCATAGCGTTGATTTGTGTGACAAAAAGAGCCGGGTAGAGTGAACTACCCGGCAAAACTAGAGGAGAACGTGCTTGACAACTGCTCATCAAGCAACAAAATAATAGCTTACTTTTTCCTTTCCCGCTTAGAAGTTTCAGACTTCAGACCGTTGGTCTTGGTCCTGGCAAAACTACGGTTCGCCGTTTTTGGTGTAGCCTTTAGGTTACTCAGCGCAACTGGATTACCGCCCTTGGACAAGGCGCGTTTGTGGTCTACATCCACACTGCCCGGCAGGTCGCCATTGGCCTTCTCGTAGGCCCGGCGGGCCTTGTTTCGATTGCTGCGATTCTTGATCTGTTCGGGAGTACCCTGATACTTTTTGTACTCCGCCGCGTAGTCTCTAGCCATATGGCCTCCTAGTTATGAGCACAAGTCTTCACAGGGCAGAACTTGCATAAGCCGCTGGTGCTGGGATTCCACACCCCATTCTCCAGTGCTTGCTCAATACGTCCGGCCCGGCCTGCCCACTTCGACCAGATTTCGGACAGCGCATCGCGCTTGAACTCAGACTTGATTACATCGTTTGCCACGACAAAAAGCAAGGCCCCCTTGACGGTGTTGACCTCGGGGTGGTGCGCCATAATCATTGCGGACATGAGTTCAAGCTGGCCTGAGTCGGCATATCGGCTTGACTTCCCGGTCTTGTAGTCGGCCACTCGCGCAACGCCTCGTTCTCGGTTGATGGCAAGGTAGTCAGGGATGCCCCGGAACCATACATCTTTGTCAAAAAAGCCACACGGGCTAAAGTCAACTCGGATACCCAGTTTTTCTTCGCATCGAATGTCCCCGCCAAGGTTAGCAAGGGGCTCGATAAAGTGCTTGAACTGTTCAAACTGTGGGGGTAGTGGGGTCTGGTCTTTGATGTAGTCTTCAAATGCTTTGTGCACCGCTGTGCCATACAACGTGGCCTCGGTGTTCTCCTGTTTAAAATTTTTAAGTATGCGGACTTCATGGTATTTTCGTGCGCAGTTTTCAAAGTCTTTGATTGCTGAATAGGAGTGTGCGAGAGCCATAGATGTGAACCAGAGTTGATTGAGGACCCCAGTTTATCAGTTAACAATTGCCATAGCTTGCTCCCATGCCGGACTCGCATGCCAACGGTAAACCCTGCGCCCAGGTCGGACGCCAGGACATGCACTCCTCGACAAACCTCCGGGCTTCCTTGGCCTCGTCAACAGGTGCGATGCAAGCAATGGCATCGTGCACCGTCAACACCACCTTGTACCGACTGCTGATCTTCAACATCTGTTCGCCCACAATGCACCGAGCCACGGCTTGGCAAAAGTTCTCCACGATCAACCCGCCATACACCTTGGTTGTCATGCCCTTGGATTGGTACGTCCACTGAGGTTTGCTGGCAGTCCACACCCGCTCCAGCCCAGGGTACTGGATGTGCAACCCGCTTGGTAGGGTAATCCCTTGGGGCGTGGCGTGGATAAGGCCCGGCACGTCAATCTGGGTCGTGGCTCCGCTGATGATCGCAACCAGCGCGTCATCCGCCCGCCGCCACAACTCGGGTATCCGGTAGTACGTGTTCCGATACGTGTTGATGATGCGCTGGGCCTCGTCCACGGACACATCCACCCCTGCCACATTCTTGAGAAACATCTTTAGCTTAGCGTGACCTACCCCATACCCGGCACCCAGGATGACGGTCTTGCCCACTTGCCGCTGACTCTTTGCCCCGGTGGTGACTTGATCTACGGGGATGCCATAAATCTTCGCCGCCATGATGGAGTACACATCCTCCTCGTTGTCGAACGCCGTCACCAAGTCCTCTTGCCCAGCCAGCCAAGCCAGCGTCCGCGCTTCGATCTGCGAGGAGTCGCAGTCAATCACAACGTACCCCTTGGGTGCCAGGATGGCGCGTTTGATCTCGTTAGCGTCCACGCCCCGGCTTGGCAGGTTCTGGAGGTTGATCTTGTCTTGGCCAGACCAGCGCCCTGAGTGCGCCCCATAGTACCGCAAGGGTACCGGAAACGCCCCGCGACTTGCCATGGATATGAACCGCTCGGTGCGGGTCTCCTCCAGGGTGGTCTTGTTGCCCACCCGCGCCGCCACCAGTGCCTGCACCTGCGGGTCCGGATGCTCCTCCAGTTCTTTCATGGCTTCGTCTGTCTTGGCAAACGCATAGGCCATCCGGCCCGTGGTCGGGCTTACCTTGAGCGGGGGGTCCACACCGAGCAAGCGCAAGGCGTCAGCAAACTTCTCGTTGGACATGAGCAACTTCTTGATACCTGCGGTGCCCTCAGAGAAAATCATATGCACAAAGTCAGGCTGCATGTCGGCCAGCATCTGGTCGCGTACCTTGTCCAGCAGGTCTTGCTTGCGCTCCTTCACATCCTCCAGATGCTTGACCAGCCGCGCTTTGTCCAACTCCAGCACGGGCTCAATGAACATGCGCAGGGTCAAGTCAATCAGCTTGATCTCCAGCTTGGGGAAACTTGGCGCGTAGATGTTGAACAACTGGTATGCAAGGTTGGTGTCATGGGCGCAGTACACCCCGTAACTTACCAACTCCTCAGGGGTAAAGTCTTTGTACTGCTTGCCCTTGGCGCGGTGCACCTCGTCCCCCTTGGCCTCAAGACCAGCGCGTTCGGCTTGCGCCGCCAGGGAGTGTGACTTCTCGTGCGGGAACAGTGCCCTCGACATGCTCAGGGTGTCCAGCCACATCTTCGGCTTCACCCCATACCGCCAGTTGAGGATGGCCCCATCAAACGCCATGTTCTGAGCCAGCACTGCCGCATTGCTCCAGTCGATCTGGGCCACTGCATCCTTTACCTGTGGCTGGGGGTACCACCGCACCTGCCCATCGCCTTGCTTGATGCTCAGGCCAATTGTCTCAAACTGCGGGGAGCGAATGTACTCCTCGGTGGTCAGCTTGGACAGGCTGAACTCCTGGTCGTAGTAGGACTCAAAATCCAACGTAATAAGGTTCATGGGTTGGGGGGCTTCTTTAATTGTTTGCGTTCGCGGTCGCGCTCTCGCCGCTGAATTATCTTGCGCTCGGCCTCACTCATCTTGCGCTTTGACTGCAAAAAGGTGGTAATTGGATTGGGCGTGTTTGATGTCATCGAGGGATTCCTCCAGGTAGGCAAGATTATCTTCGTTGATGATGAGTGCCAGCCCACCGGTCTTGGCAATGTCGCGCAGGTTTTTGATCTGTAGTGCAGTGGGCACCCCGCGCCCAGCCTTGCACTCTATGCCGATGAAGAACCCATTGAAGCATGCCAGTATGTCGGGGGTTCCGTTGTTGGCATACTGCCCACCGATGTAGTTCACCGCGTAGGCACCATAGGACTTGAGTGTGGCGTGTACCTTCTTCTTGACTTTGGATTCAGGGGTGGTTGCCATTTTGTATCTCCTTTAGCTTCATCATGTAGTGTCGCGCTTTTCCCAAGTCATCGCTACCATCTTTGCGCCCAGCCCGCAGGTTGTACTTGATGATGTTGCCCTTGAGGTAGCCCACAAACTCTGCGTGTGTCAACACCATCTCCATCAGTTCCCACGGCTGGATGGCCATGTTCTTGTAATGGTCGCCGCTGACTTGCATGTCGTCTGCTCTGGTGACATTAGCGTGTTTGTCCATTTTGCTTTCTCCGCTTTTTAAAAAAGTATTTGATTACCTGTAGGCTAACACCGAACCGCTCGGCAATCTTTTGCATTGACTCACCTTGCTCATGCAGCACAAGTGCTCGGCGTTCGTCAATCAACGTGGGCTTGCGCCCGCTGCCCGGGCGTGCTCCGCCTTTCATGCGGACTTCCTTTCTTCTACATCCGCCAACATTTTGCCCAACTTGCTTAAATACACAGTGTCTGTTTTATCGTAAGCAACATCCTCCGCAGGCGCAACAAAAGTGGACGACGTTCTTTGCTCAAGTCTAGGGGATATAACTTTGCAGTTGTACCCCATCCAGTCAAACTCACGCAAGCCACGTATGTGTTCTTTAACAGTCGTTGGCTTGTCGCCCACAACGCGCTGATGTTCTTTAACGTAGTGAACAATGCGTTTTGTTACGCCGTTTTCCGTCACTGTTTTATTACGGTTGCGAAAATAATATGGAGTTGTGTCGTCGTCTACACCAAAGGTAATTCGGTCTGCATTTTTCTTAACCACAATATTCCAACGTTCGTCTCTCCCCACCCACCACTCATGCATTGCTCTCATAAAAACCAACACCCCAAGCTTTGACTCTTCTATAGTGCGGGACTCTTCTTCCAGAAAAGACGGAGGCATCCAAGTGGTTCTTTTGATAACTTGAGTTCTACCCACGGCTCTTTTTGATGCACTGGATTTCATGGGGATTACATTTTGAACAGCCCGTAATTCATCACACACCACCATGGCCCCGGTCTTCCTGTTCACCGTCATATACATATGCATCCAAAACAATTTGCCGTCCACCGCAAAGGCCACCCCAAACAAATACGGGACCCCCGGTTGATACGCCACGTTCCACGGAAGTTTTTTGTGTTTTATGGCAAACATAATTTGCGGGTTAAACCATTTTGTGCCGTCCAGATCGGTGCTTTCCTCCGCCCAGCAGGCGGTTGAAACACACATGATGGCCGGTAAAGGCTTGCTAACGTCTAACTTTATTTCGTCTTTGTTTTTGTTCCATTTAAGCTTCCATGGGTTTGGCACATGGACCCCAAGTTTTTTTAACCCCACAATGGAGTCCCGGTCAAGCCAAGACTCGTTCATTGTTGGCAATTTAATTTTTTCAAACGTAGCGTCCAAATGTTCCAGCAAGTCATTAAAGTCTTGCCGCTTTTGCTTGTTGTAGGTGCGCTTGACCTTTGGAGTTTCGCTCTCTTTTGGTTCTGGGGCTGCGGGCGCTCCTCTGCTAAACAGTTTGTTTATCCAGCCTTTGACCCAAGTAAGTAGCTTCATCATGTCCACCCCAATCCTTTGCAAGCGGCAACAATTAAAATAATTGTGCCGACAATCATTCCAAACCGTTCATCGAGGTGTGGGGCTATCCAAATTGTGCCAACCACCACCAGCATTTGTGTTTCAGTCATCGCTTCATCCCCCGGATGTACTGAGCAAAGTTTTTGGCCTCTGCCTCCAACTCCGTAGCTATCTCTTCCAAAATGTCATTGCGCTTG